TCCAGGGCTGCTTTCGCGTCCACCAGGGTCTCGCCGAAGCCGCGCCGGGTCGCCTCCTGCCACCCGCGAGGAGGGGGGTCATTCTCATTCACCGCCTCGACGTGCCGACCAGCTGTTAGCTGGTCCGAACCACCGTCGATCCATGCGTACCAGTCCATCGTTCAACCTTTCCGCCTGGCGTCTAGGCTAGATCACAACCCGGATCCCGTGGAACCGCCCGCTGACCACCGTCCCGCTGTTGGAGCTACGGTCCAAGCGGACGAGACCCACCGTGGGGATCACGACCACTGCGGCCGACGTCTGGATCCCGCGGATCAACGCCAACGCCAAGGCAACCCCGTGCCGCTTCGGGAGGCGCACCGTGTCTCGCGTCCCATCCGGCCACTCGACCACGATCGGCGCACCCTGCCACGTCATTTCGGCGGCACGGCCAAGGTCGTCTCTCACGATGAGCCAGCCGGGAACCTCGCTGCAGCCTAGCTGCTCGGCTGCGTCTCGATCTGCACATTCCGTCAGCATCACTCGCACCTTTCCGCCTAGCTCTCGCCAAGCATCCTGACTCCGCCGCGACAACCTGCGGCACCGCGCAAACCATGCCGTGCGTGCCGCCAGTCGCTCCGCCTTCTTCCCAGCCTGCTCTGCAGCGGCCGCACGCTCTACCGCCGCCCAGTACGCGGTGTCCGCACCGTCGCTCGCGCGCAGACCTCGCAGTTCTTCGGGCGGTTTCATGGCCGACCCCTCGCAACCTCCATGCCAGACGCTTGCTCTTGCTTGCTACCGGTGCTTATCTCCTTATACCACAACGGCATAAGCAAAGCATCGTATCAACTCCGCGATGCAACAGCTGTAAGCTTTCCGCCTCCTGTCGCGGAACCGCATCATTCCCGTAACGCTTGCCTTACGCTTGCGAGACGCTTGCCGTAACAATTCCCACCGGAATTCTCTTGACACGCAGCTCGCCGCAAGGTCGACTAGCGCCAGCGGCGCAACATGCTGGGGGTGGAGGTCGGGCTGCAGTGTTACCAGGCCCGTGGCTCCGGGCTGCAGTCCATCCATGACCCGTGCTCTGAACGACATGGTGCGGCAAAACGCCGCGGTGAGTCACAGAGGAGCATCATAAATCAACGCCCTCGCGCGCAGGGTGAGGGGAGGGATCCCCCAGTGTCCGAGAATCACAGACGAAGGGCCGATAAGGACCATTATGCGGATTGAGTGCATCTCGTGACGCGGCACCGGGTTAGGTGCGGTTTCGACCCGGGCGGTGGCGTGCGACCGGGCGCTCGACCGGAGGCGAGGCCCCCCCCCCTTCACGGGGGCCGCCCCCTCGCCCCGCGCCCATAAGGTACCCAGTCCCTCTCTCAAGTTGGAGCGCAATGAGCTCCCTGGAGGGAGTTACGGTGTTTTTTACGGAGGGCGCGTCGCATCCGAGCTTCGTAGGAGGGGTCAGCGGCGAGTTTCTTGGATCTCCAGGCTTTGGAGGCGGCTTTCCAGCAGGAGCGGCAGGCGCGAGCGGAAGGTCGAGGGTGGATGATGTTGTCAGGAGAGAAGGGGTGCCCGCGTTTGCAGTGGGAGGGAGGTTGCCGAGGAGTTCGAGCGGCGAGGCCGCGGCGGATGTTTTGAGAGTGGGAGACAGGTTGGAGGTGGTTTGGGTTACAGCAGGCGCGGTTTCGGCAGGTGTGATCGAGTTCGAGTTCAGGAGGCATGGGGAGGCGGTGGGTGAGGAAGTAGGCGACCCGGTGGGCGTAGCCACGGAAGCGGGAGCCGCGGTCGAAACGGGGGTAGCCGAGGGAGTTGAGTGGCCCGCGCCAGGGCCAGCAGGCGGAGGGTCCGGCGGAGGAGTCAACGAGGGAGTGAAAGGCAGGGATGAGAGAGTCCGGGAAGGAGGAGATGGGCTTTCGGTAGACGGTCATGGGGAGACGATACATCAGGCACCGGAGTTTAACAATCGGACATTTAAGAATGTGAGCAGGCTCTTGACAGGTGGCTGGTGGAGGTGGTAACCCGGTGACCAGTGGCACAAGATGTAGTGTTTCACGTGGAACAAGAGTGCCCTGGTCCACAAGGGTTAGTGGTTGGAGTTCGGAGTGAGGGTGGTGGAGCGAGGAGTAGGAGGAGTGCGGGGACACCGTTTTCGTGGGCGAGGAGGATGTTCGGTCTGTGGCAGTGCGAGTGCAGGGAGTACGAGAAGGAGAGTGTGTGTAGTGGTGGAGTAGTGGCGGTAGGGGACATGTGGGCACGGCATCCGAGCGGGGTGAAGTTCAAGTTGTTCATCCGGTTAGGGGAGGGAGGGTTTGAGGCGGGGTTGGCATGTAAAAGGGATGTGGAGTGGCCGGAGCGAAAGATGCGTCGTCGGTTGGAGGCGGTGAGTCTGAAGCACTGGCGAGGTTGTGAGCGGAAGGGTTCAGGGGGTTTCCACGGGTTACTGAAGGGGGTGGTGAGGTGACGGTGTCGGTGGGAGCGAATCCGCAGTTGGCCGAGGCGGAGGCGTACTTCCGGAAGCGTGGGACGACGTTTGCGGCGGCGATGGAGAGGGCGCGGGTGAAGGGAGGTGGGTACGAGGTCCCGAGGGCGGAGGTGGGTGGACAGGCGTGGGAGGACAGGGCGAGAGGGTTGGAGAGCTTCTTCTACTTCGCAGGGGAGTTGATCGGCCTGAACCAGGCGAGGTTAGCGCGGGAGGGGTCGCTGAAGGTTGACTTGGATGTGAGTCTGCACGGGGCGATCTGCGAGTTTTTGCAGGGGGTGGAGAGGGCACGAGAGACGGTGAGTAGTCTGCTGATCCCCCGGGAGCACTTAAAGACGAGTCTGTGCATCGCGTACGTGTTGTGGAGGCTGGTGAGGCAGGCGGACATGCACATTCTGTACGCTCACGGGAACGCGGTGTTCGCGGAGCGGGTGATGCGGGAGATCAAGTGGCACCTGGAGGGGAACGAGCGGTTTCGGTCGGCGTTCCCGGACGTGGTGTGGGAGAACGGGCGGAAGCAGTCGGATGTATGGCTGGCGTACGAGCTGAACGTGCGGGGTCACGACGGGACGAAGGTGCCGAGCTTGTGCGTGAGTTCGCTGGCGTCAGCGCAGGCGGGGTTCCACTACCACCTGGTGCTGGTGGATGACGTGGTGAACGAGACGAACTACAAGAGTGCAGAGGAGCGGCAGAAGGGGAAGGACTTTTTCCAGCACATCGACCACACGTTGCAGCCTGGTGGGAAGATCGTGGACGTAGGAACGCGGTGGCACTGGGATGACGCGCACGGGTGGCTGTTGGATCCGGAAGGGGTGTACGCTGGTCAGACTAGGAGTTTCGTGCGGGGGGTGTACGGAGAGCCAGGGGAGTTGGACGGGGAGCCGATCTTCCGGGCGTTGTGGCCGAAGGAGCGGCTGCTGGACAAGCAGCGGCGGTGTACGCAGTGGGAGTGGAGCTACCAGTACCTGAACCATCCGACGCCAGAGGGAATGGCGGTGTTCCGGCGGGAGGATCTGCGGTGGTTCGACCTTGAGAAGGACGGGACGTTGGGTGTGAGCCCGGTGTTGTTCTTCACGGCGGTGGACCCGAACAGGTCAGAGAAGACGCAGCACGACCCTGCGGTAGTGATGACGGTAGGAAGAGATGCAGACGGGCACTTGTGGGTGGTGGACATCGACCGGGGCCATCCGTCAGGTCCGTTGCTGGTGGACTGGATAAGGCGGCAAGTGGAGCAGTGGAAGTCGGCGATGGTGATGGTGGAGGTGAACTCCTACCAGCTTCAGCTCTGTCAGTGGTTGCGGGAGGACATGCTGAAGCACGGGACGGCCTACAACATCAAGGAGATGCACCGTGGTCCGACGACGCGGAAGTACGACCGCATCTCAGCCTTGGATCCTCTGGTGCGAGCCGGCGGACTGCATATCAGACACGGGTACGACGTGTTGTCGATGGAGATGGAGCAGTTTCCGTCGAGCAAGCACGACGACTGTCTGGACGCTCTGTCGGACGTATGGGCGGCTGGATGGAATCCGCAGAGGGACGAGGAGAAGCGGAAGACTCCGAAGACGGGGTGGCTGATGGGTGAGATTCTGGATGCGATCAAGGGCCGCCGGTACACGATGCACCGGGCCTGGAGAAGGAGAGCGTAAGATGGCGAACAGCGGACCGTTCTCGTGGGACAAGTTCCTAGGGGCGAGGCAGTGGGCTAGCATCGTCACTTCAACGCAGAGCAACCTGGACATCAGCTCCTTGGGAAACGTCCACCGGGTGGTTATCGTCCCGACCACGGTGACTGACGTATGGAGGGTGGCTCTCAGTGTGAACTCCGCAGCCAACCCCACACTGAGCACGGACGTGAATGCGTTGTCTGCTACTGGGATCATCCACAAGGCTGACCAGACCGGGGGCAACTGGATCATCCTGGAGTCGCACTCGCCGATCACGGGCGTGCACATTTATAGTTCCAGTTCGAGCGGCAGTGTGACCGACAGGGCCTTGGTGCAGTGCTTCGGGGGATGATGGATGGCGACCTTCAGCGAACGGTACCAGCTCCGAGGGACGCTCGGCGGCAATGAGCACGCCGTCAACCTGAGCCAGAGTCCGGCCTACACCAACATCATCGACCACGTCATCACGATAGGGACGACGGAGGTGCAGTTGTTCACCGACGGGACGGCAGTGGCGGGGGCGACGCTGACGGACTTCGACTACTTCTACGTGGAGAACCTGGAGGCCACCAACTACATGGAGATCGGCCTGAAGCAGACGGGTGCAGCGGATGTAGCGTTCTTCAGGCTGCCAGCAGGGAAGCACTTTGCTATCTACTCCCAGAGCTTCCAGGCTGACGGCGCTGACGAAGCCATCGGGACAGCGAACACCATCGTAGACATCAGCGGGCGGTTCAACACTGCTGCTGGCTTGTGCAGGATCATCGTGGCGACATGAGCATCATCCGGAGAATCCCTGAAGGCGCGCCACACAGTGTAGGCTCAAAAAGCCTGAAGCGCGACCGGATGAAGATCGCGCGAGGCTCGCCGGAGTGGTACCAGCGCCTCGTGGACTACTACCTCTCCAGGCGTGAGCCTCATGCTGCGATGTGGGATCTCGTGGAGGCGCGCTACCTGCACGACCGCCGTGGGATCAGAGGCGAGGATGAATCCTTCCTTAGCGATGAGATCAGGGTCGGCAGGGTGTACTCCATCGTCCACACCATCGAGAGCATGGTTTTCAGCCGTCGGCCGAAGTTCTTCCTGGAAGGATGGCACGGCCGCATCACCAAGGAAGAGGTGCCGGCGCTGGCGGCGATGCTCAACAACGAGTGGTACGTGGACTATTCGCTCGTCCGGGAGATCAAGCTGTGCATCCGGGACTGCATCAAGACCGGCTGGGGCATCCTTCTCACCAGCTACGATGCCGAATTCGATGCCAAGACCCAGCGGGATAAAGCCATCGCTCAGGCCGAAGAAGCCGTGACCAACCCGTTGCTGTTCATGGCGGAAGCCACCCAGGGACAGATGCTGCCGGAGGGGCTACAATCGCAGGAGTACCAGGAGACATTCCAGGGTGACAGCCGCGTCATCATGGACGCCATCAACAGCCGGCGGATCGACCCGTGGATGTTTCTGATTGACCCTGATTCGACAGGGCCGGAGGACGCCAAATGGATGGGTCGTATGGTCTGGGCCGATGTCGAGGCGCTTCAGGCTGACGAGACGCTTGACAACAGGAAAGAGCTGCATCCGAACGCGACTGGCACCCAGACGTGGCGCGATCTCCGTTCCAACAAGGACATCAGGAACCCCTACGATCTCGTGCTCCTCTACGAGATCTTCGAGCGCCTTCCAGGCGGCGGCTGGAAGATGGTCCTCTTCGCCAAGGACCACGGGAAGTTCTTGAAGCAGGTGGAGAACCCCTTCTGGGTTGGCTGCCCGTACAAGGTGCTCCGGTGGAACGATGACGGGCGGTCGCCGTTCGCGCAGTCGGACATCCTGCCAGCCTTGTCACTCATCGAAGCGGAAGAGTGGATGCTCACGAAGGTCATCGATGGCTACTGCCGCGAACACATGGACACGACCTTCTACGACAAGATGGCGGGAGTGTCGATGGAGGAGTTGAAGGCTGCCGCCAGCCCTGAAGTCGGGAAGTACGTCGGCGTCACGATGGCCAGCGGGAGAGCGTTGCGCGACCTGATCCTGAAACTGCCGAAGGACGTGAAGTCGCCAGAGGCCATGAACCTCCTGTCGCTAGTGGACCGCTCCATCCTGATCTCAGTAGGACTCGGACCGAACCAGTTCGGCCAAGCACTCAAGTCGGCCACATCCGCCACCGAATCTAACGAGATCGCCACATTCGCCCGTGCCCGTGGCGGCCACAAGTACGACGCCTTCGAGCACTTCATCGCGGGCAGCGGCAGCCTGCGGTTAGGCATGAGCGCCCAGTTCTACCGGGATGAAGACGGCAAGCCTGACGCTGATCGCGTCCGCAGGATCGCGGGAGATGAAGCGGCGGATGTCTGGAAACAGACCCGTTGGACACCAGCGGACGTCCGTCAGGGTCTCCGGGTACGTGTCGAGCCAGGCTCCATGCGTCCCATCGACGACGACACGAAGGCATCCCAGATGATCCAGTGGGCGAGCATCGCCGGCCAGATCCCGCAGTTAGCGCAGATCACTGACTGGAACGAGTTCGCTATCCAGCTCTACCGAAAGATGGGCTTCCAGGACAGCCAGGGGCTCATCTTCGGACTGCAACAGATGGCACTGATGGCCGCCATGCAGACGATCGGTCAGACGGCGATGAATGGTGGTGCCGCTGGTGCTCAGATAGTTCCGCAAGGGGCTGGTGCTGGCGGTGCCCCACCTTCTGGCCAAGCTGGCATGATGCAGGAACTCCTCGGGGCTAGGAATGGGGGGATGGCTCTGTGAACCACCGGCAGTACGAGAAACAACTCATCGACAGCTTGAGGATGAAACTGCCGCGAGAAAACTGCCCGCCGTTACAGGATACATGGGAACTCATGCCGCCGGATGAGTGGGAGAAGGTTCCTAAGGGTGATACTCCTCACGAGGTCCATTCCAGAGCTATTTACCTGAACGAGTTCAGGGATGGCCGGTTCAAGTTTCTCATCCACACGAAACGGCCGAAAGACAGGCAAGAGCAGCCGGTCATCGAGGACTATGCGTGCGACGAAGGGCGGGCAGACTGGCCAGACTATGTGATCCTGCCAGACGGGCGGGAAGGGCCCAGACCGTTCCGTAACACCGCCGAACTGCGCGACTATCAGAGACTCACTGGTCTCCGTCCGAAGGAACCAGGGGAAGCGTCGATCAACAAAGGGGCTGAGAAGAAGGCGCGTCTTCGAGCCCGCATCAAGGAACTCAAGGCGCGCCTAGGACAAGGAGACTGAAAGGATGAAGATCAACAAGAAGGTAGCGCAAGGCGAGTCCCGCGCAGCGGGCGTCGAGCGCCAGAAGGGCGGCCCTGTCCGTCGCATCCCCGTGGGTTGGACCAACACCCGGAAGTCGGTCAAGAAGTAGGCCATGCCGAACCAGTTCAACGCAGACGACCTGAACCCTGACGCCGCTCCTGTTGAGCCGGAGGCGAATCAGCCTCAACCGGACCAGCAGGCGGATCTCCAGGACCAGTCAGCGTCTGAATCACCAGAGCCTTTCACGTCCGTCAACCCCAATGAACTGCCGCCTGAACTGCAACAGCGGTACAAGCAGATGGAGGCAGACTACACCCGGAAGACCCAGGCCGCCGCCAAGATGCGGAAGGAAGCTGAAGGTCTCCAGGAAGACGCTACCGCATGGCGACTCTTCCAAAGACATCCTGAACTCCGGCAGGCTTTCAATCAGAACGTAAGCCAGACCCAGACCCAAGCCGGTGCGTCCGGCCTTGTGAATGGGGAGGAGCCGGACGAGGACGCGCCTTTCATCGAGAAGCTGGAACCGGATGCTTTCCGCGGGGTGAGAGGGATTGTGAAGAAGGAACTGGTTGAGATCAAGCGTGAACTCGAAGCGGTGAGAGCGTACAAGGGACACATCGACTACATGATCCAGGATAACGTGCGGCAACGCTGGGAGGCGTTGCAGCGGGAATATCCTGGAGCCGGCAGATACCAGGCGCAGATTGCCTCTTTCCTGGCAGCCAACCCGGCCATCCAGGACCTGAAACAGGCGTTCTTCGCCGTCGCGGGGGAAGCAGCCTTGAAAGAAGCGAAGCAGACCGTTCGTACCCAGGACACTGCTTCGCGCCAACAGGCCCAGCTCGTCCGTGGTCAGACCCCTCCCAAGGGAACGACACCCCAGCCGCAGAAGCGGAAGCTCGCGGACATCTTCAAGGAGCTGATGCAGAAGCAGCAAGGGTAGACCACGATTCCTCAGCCCCAGCCTGAGCGTGAAACTAGCGCGGCTAAGGACTGAGGCGGTTCGCCGAACAAGAAAAGGAAACCAACCTCATGGCGAACTGGGCAGCAGCGACCGGCACCCGCCGGTCAGCGAACCTCAACACCCTCCACACAACTGGACTGGAGCAGTGGTGGAATCCTGGCAAGGCCGAGGAGATCATCTTCGATGCCACTCCAGCCTGGTGGATCTTCGCGCAGAACAAGAAGGTCGGAGTCTACGGCTTCGACGTTCTCGTCCGCATCCTGGAGTCCAAGAACCTCCTGGGAGGATCCTTCCAGTACTTCGACAACGTCAACACCACCAACACGCGGCTCACCCAGGGCGCGCGTTTCCCCATCGCCAACTACTCGTGGCCCATCTCGATCGCCTGGCAGCAGGAGAAGGAGAACAAGGACCCCGTCAAGTTGGCTGACATCGTGGAACTGGCTGTCACGCAGGCCGAACTGTCGGCTGCCGACATGCTGGAGACCCACCTGTTCAAGGGCAACATCGCCAAGGCGACCGACATCCTGGGCATCGAGCAGATCGCCAGCCCGACGACCGACCTCGGTACTGTCGGCGGCCACACCAACCGATTCCAGTACCGGCAGGCTGCCGAACTCTTCGGCACCATCCAACAGGCTGCATGGACTTCGGACACCGCAGGTGGCACCGGCTGGGAACCCTTGGCCGTTGACTTCGATACCAACTCCGCCTTCCGGTTCGAGTACGACTCCCTGAACGGGCAGCCGTCAACCGGCCTCCAGGAACTCCTCGACATCTACACCTTCGCTAGCCAGGGCATCATCCATCCGAACCTCATCATGATGTCCCAGGTCCCGTTCCGGGACTACGAGATGGCAGCCCAGACGAAGATGCAGATCACGAAGGAGTCGGCCAAGTTCGGAGACATCGAACTCGGCTTCGACAACCTGAAGTACAAGAACGCGATCATCATCCGCGCTGAGTCCGCCGTGACGCAGAATGCCACTGGGGCCATCGCGGACGACACCAACGGGGAGCAGAACGTCTACCTGCTCAACACGGACTACATCGAGCTGCTCGTGGAGGAAGGCTGCGACTTCGTGCTCGGGGAGCCGCGCACGCCAGTCGATCAGCACGCTTCCACGAGGCACATGATCTGGTCGGGCCAGCTCGTGTGCGTCAACCCGCGCTACCAGGCGCGCATCTACGCCTACCCGACGTCGTGATGCACCTGGACTTGGCTGGGGGTGTTCCCCAGCCAGGTGGGATCTAAACCGCCAGCCCTGCTCATCGGGGGCTGGCGGCGTAACCACCTTCCACAAGGAGGCTCAACAGATGAAGATCACGCGCTTGGGTGGCATCACCTACGCGAACGACACGGTGCTCGCCAACGCCGACAAGATCGAGTGCATCTTCGAGGCCAACGGGGCGATCACGGTCGGTTCCAGCGTCATCCACGAGAACACGTCCGTCAACGGCACCCTCGTCGTCATTGGGTCCACCGCGGCCGACATTGCCACGTCCGACCACAAGTTCGTGGGCATCTACGAGGGCATCGGCGGGTCCGGTGCCCTGACCACGACGTCCGGGCTCACCGGTCGCGCTGCCGCGGATGGCGACATCATCATGGTCACGACCTACGGGCCGGCCATCGCGCTGGTCTCCGGCGAGACCGCGGATGTGGCCGCCGGTTCGGCGCTGACACTCAGCACCACCGTCAACGGCGAGATCGTCAACCTCGGTACGACGTTCGACGCTGGCGACGTTCCGATGCTCATCGCCTGCGAAGGCAACCAGGGGACCACCGCCGCACGCGACGTGTTCGTGAAGGCCATGTGACGATGGTTGAAGACCGCGAGTACAAGCGGTGCATCCAGTGCGGACGGCTTCGCAAGGTATCTTGGTTCGCCAAGGCCAAGGGCTTTGCGAAGTCGTTCGGCTGCCTCTGCGGCTCGCGCAGAACGAAAGACCCCAACCACGTTTCCTTGTGGGAACGTCTCCTGCTCCTGATCGGAGTCATCTAGAATGCCCAACGTCATCGACAAGCGGACCGACACCAAGAAGCGCATCGGCCGGCCCTGGGAGAACCTGAACTGGCGCGAGAAGCCAGCCATCCCCTTCGAGAACCTGCACTGGTGGTTCGACACGAGACACGGACACGTCCACCAGCACGCTGAGAAGTGGGACATGGAGACCCAGGAATCGCTCGGGATCTACGGGACCTACGACCATGAGGTCGCCAGGCTCACCTACCACGACGTGGACGCCATCTACGACATCATGGAGCGGACGGACTGCACCCAGGCGGAAGCTACCATCAAGCTCGTCGGGCCAGAGAACCTGCGGCCGGAGTGGATCCAGAAAGCCCTCGGAAGCCCGGCCATCCGCTGCCTCAAGAGCAAGCCGCTCCAAGACGAGATCGAGAAGACCAGGCCACTCTACGTCTACCAGGACCCAGAAGCCAGCGTGGAAAGCCCAGCCAAGGTCACGGAAGCCAGGATCGACAAGGAGGACGACACCCCTCCGAGGGAATACGGCAAAGGCCCGCTCATCAAGGCCACGATGGACAGGGCGCAGAAGCTCGGCATCGCGTGGTCGAAGGTGCAGGCGATCGCCTCCGAGCGCATCGGCAAGCCGTGGAAAGACCTCTCCAAGGACGACATCCGGCAAGTCAGGACGTGGCTCGTGAACGGCACCCTGATCCCGGACGTGACCCCCGCCTGAGGATGTAACCGGTGGCGTACAAAACCCTCACCATCAGCAACATCGTTGCGAGGGTGAAGACGTTCCTCATCGGCATCGGTGTCACTGACACCTCGCTAGACACCGAGATCAAGTACGCCCTCGACTACATCGTCCAGACGACGATCGCCCAAGCGCATCATCCTGCCTTCAGAGTCGAATCCGTCCTCCAGCTTGCCAAGAGCGTGTCTGACTACACGATGCCGGACGACTTCCATGCCATCATCGAGCCTGGCGTGAAGTTCACGGACTCGCCCAACTGGACACTCATCTGGTTCGACCAGCAGGACTACGATCGCCTCGAACTTGATAACAGGTTCTCGAATGAGTCGCGCCCCAGGTACTACACGCTCCGTGGCAGGGACCACGACAGCGGCCTGTTCACGTTCAGGGTGACGCCGAAGCCTGATTCCGGCTACACGCTGGTCTACAGCTATTTCGGCCTGCCGGACGACATCATCGGTGCTGCTGACACCGATGTGATCGACCGCCGTTTCCCGATCGAGTACCACCGCCTGCTCGTACTCGGAGCTGTCATCCAGTTCCCGCAGTGCCTGTCCAGGGACTTGCTCCTGTCCTACAAGGCCGACTACCAGGAGATGCTGAAGAGGATCCTGCTCACGAATCATCCCGTCATCGGGAACATCGTCCAGAACAGGCCGTACAGGGGATTCCGGAGCCGGACAGGGACCCTCGAAACGACCATCACGGCAGGAGAGGACGTGCCCTCAGTGTGATCTATGGGTTCTAGACCCGTCTACGCGACGATCGACAGGTTCGCTGGTCTCAGCGACCGCTCCATCCCTGTCAACCTCACGCGGATCGAGTGCCCTGATCTCAGGAACGTCGAGTTCGCCAACCGGGCGCTGGAGCGCAGGAACGGTCACACCAGGATTACGAGCACAGCGTTCAAGGATTCGTCGGTGCAGTTGGATGGTCTGGACGACTTTATCATCATCCAGCACCTCTCGGCGTACCAGCCAGGGGCCAGCGACAGGCTCTACCTCTCCTGCTGCGTGAAGAAGCAACGCTTCCCCGCGGCCGAGAAGACCATCATCTCCAAAGGGTCAGGAACGACCACCAGCCGGTTCTTGTGGATCACCTACGACCCCACGATCAACACCAACAACGGAGGCTGGCGGCTCAGGGTCTACGACAACACGGCTGGCACCCTTAGGAACGTGACCGTCAACGATGGCAACGGCTCCAGCGCCGGCATCGTCGGCCTCTTCCGGCATCTTACCCTCGTCATCACCGACGCTGCCACCAACACCTACACTTTCACCGTGAGGGATGACGCTGGAGCCACGGTAGGCACCGCCCAGACGCTCGTCATCGGATCCTGGATCACCAACTCGAATCCGTGGACCATCGGCGTCAGTACCACCAACGGGACTGTCAGGGATACGGACTACGGAGCGTTCTCCATCGCTGAACTGCGGATGGATATGACGACAGGAGCAACGCAGCCATCGTTCGTGTCGGTCTACACCAGGGAACTCACCACGGATGAAGCCCTCACAGCTATCGGCTACTGGAAGTGCAATGATGGAATCGGAATTACTCTCGATGATTCCAGCCCCAACGCCAACGACGGCTACGCCATTGGTGAGGGAACCAACTGGCTTACCGGAGACCTTGTCAACGGGGTTTCAGGGCTCCAGTTCGCCGGATCTTCTGATCCCGGAGCCCTTGTCGCTCCAGCGCACTACGGCGGCTTCGTCCACTGGAGGGTTGCCAACGTTGCCTCCAACACCGCTGGAGACCTTTTCACCAACGACATTTCGGGAGGGAGAAACTGGGTTGTCTCTCTGTTGTATGTACCACTTCTGGCTGCCAACGAAACGACAGTTCGGAATCAGACGCTCCTCTGGGCTGGAACAGACGCAACGAATCCCGCCCCGATAGCGATCTCGGTCTTGAGCGACAGGATCATCGGGCAGTATTACGACGGCACGACGCTCCACCCGACGCTGACCTTGAGCAGTCTCACCTTGTCGGCGGAAGCCAACGTTGGAAAGCGTATCCGCATCAACCTCCGACTCTATCAGCATCCCACCGCCACTCCAGTAGACGATGTAGTAGAGCTGGTTGCATTCGTAGAGACTGCTGCGGGCGGATACACGACCTACACGACAAACACTGTCATCACTGCACCTATCGACCCTTCGGCGGCCGCCAGAAGCGCGCACTGGTGCATCGGGGACAAGTTTTCCGATATCTCAGTCGTGCCTCCCGCAACGCGAGGGACAACGGCCTTCGGGGTCATCGACTCGGTCTATGCCATCAAGGCCAACGCCTCTGGCTTTGCCGCGCTCCCAGCCCAACACCAGCCTCCGTGGGGCCAGGAGACCGGAGCAGTGTCAGCGTTCTACACCATGCTTGCTGGTCTGCCGCTCGACGATGGCCAAGGCACCCAACTGCGCACTGTGGGCAGCCAGACGACGACAGCTCAACTCTACCCTGAAGATGGCTTCGGCCTCTCCAGGGATGAGGGCATGGTGGATCCCTACGATCCACCGTTCTGTCAACTCGTCCACGACTACAGAAGGTTCGACTCTCTCGGCAGTCTGAAGCGTGAGATGCTGATCGTCTCCGGGACATCGCTATACGCCGTGAATGTTTCGAACGGTAGCATCAAACTGTTCAGTGGTGGTCTAGTGAAAGGCACGCTGTGGACCGCTGCTCAGTACAGTGACCGGGTGTTTCTCGCTTCCGACAACGGCAAGCGGCCGATGGTCTATGATGGCGACAAGTTAAGATACGTCGGCATCAGAGCCCCCCAAGCGACTCCAGTCATCACTACAGTAGGTGCAGGCGGGGCCTTTGCTGCCGGCGATTACTACATCTATGTGACGTACAGGAACGCAGAGAGCGGGACGGAATCGAATCCGAGTCCTGGGGTGCTGCAAACGTTGACACTGAACCAGCAGATCACCACGATCGAGCTTCCGGTATCGGCGGACAAGCAGGTGAACCAGCGGAGGATATGGGCAACCGCTGTTGCGACCACTGGTAGTGCTGCTGATGCGCCTCCCATCTATCTCATCGCCACAGTGGAGGACAACACCACCGTCACCTACGCTCCGTCAGGAGGAATCGACGGGCCATCAGCTACTGGGACCACCCTGGCAGATTTCACGATCAACGAGGAAGCCCCCCAGGGCAGCCTTGTGGCGACGTGGAAAGATCGGCTCTGGGTCGCTGGTCAGAGTGAGAATCCCACCCGCATCTACTTCTCGGATGCCGGAGCTCTCGACAGCTTCGACCAGACCGTGGACTACGTGGACGCTGACCTGGACACCGGCGACGCCTGCACCAGCTTGAAGCCGATGTTGAACCAGCTCCTGGCTCACTTCCGGGATGGCCGCGTGGCCATCACCTTCACGGGCTCAAGTACGGATCCATTCTTCCCGAGCTACCTCAGCAAGGACACAGGCTGCGTCGGGCCGATGGCGGTCATACCGTTCGAGTCCGGCCAGTTCTTCGTCTCCGAGCGTGACGTATTTCTCTGGGATGGCTACAACGCCCTGAACCTATCGAGCCCGACACAGACCAACCGGCCGTCCATCCAGACGACGATCCGGACCGGGCTCAGCTCCGGCCGACTCAAGTACGCATCGGTGGCCATCCACCGTTCCCGGAACCAACTCTGGATTGCCTGCTCATCGTCCTCGGCGTCGCGGAACGACATGGCCCTGGTCTTCGACATTTCCCAAGGGATCTGGAGCCGGTACGACATCGACCTTGACTCCATCCTGGAAGTCGAGGATGAGAACGACGAACCTGGTCTCTACGGGACGTCCCGAGGATTCCTCGTGCAGCTCGATAGCGGGACCTACGACGGGAATCAGGACACCATCGCTGTGCTTGCAGGCACAGCCTTGGGAACTCATGGAGCTACATCGCTGCAAGATACGAGCAAGGCATGGACGACTGACGAGTACAAAGGTCTCTACTGCTACTGGTACGATATCAGTACGGCGAATCTCTACCGTACACGCATTGCTGGTAACACGGCAACTACGTTGACCTTCTACGACGATCAGGTCTACCAGCCAGCGGACTCCGATCCGTACGCCATCGCTGGCATCGACTGGTACGCGGACTTCATGATCGACTTCGGCGATTTCTTCCAGAACAAGCGACTCAAATGGTTCAAGGCGATCGGCGAGTCCGACGTCACCAACAACTTCCACCTGATCCTGAAGCCGAACAATCCAGGGCGGGCGTGGACCTACGCAGGCGCGGCTGACTACCATAGGACGTGGACGGCGACTGAATCCTTCAAGCGCATCCCGATCGGCGGCGTCGGGCGATCATTCCGGCTCAGAGTCGCGGAGACAGGCTATCCATCTGCGGCAGTCTTGGATGCGATCCCTTCGGCGAGCGGCAAGATCAGCGTGTTCAAGTTTGAAGTCGAGGCGGAAGCCTTGGAGGCATTGTGAGCTTCAAACTGGAACTACCACCCGTCCCTGATCCTCGGGATCCTGCACGTCTGCGGTGGTGGCTGGATGAGCTGAAGGAACGGCTGCTGCACATGGTCTACCAACAGGCCGACGCAGCGATCGACCACGGGAGTCTCGGAGGACTCACAGACGATGACCATACGCAGTACGCGCTTAAGAGCACCCTGACGACACGAGGAGATCTCTACGCTGCATCGGCCGCATCTACCCCGGCCCGGCTTGCTCTCGCGCTTGCTGGCACGACCTTGCGGTCAAACGGGACGGACCCGTTCTGGGATCCTGCGGCAATCCCGGTTGGGGCCATGAGTGCATCGGATCAGGCCCCGGTGGACGGCCAGAGCGTCGTGTTCCGCTCCGCGACCGGCTGGGAGTTCGAGCCTTCTGGTTATCCGAAGCACCTAGGGTATGCGGCAATATGAGCACCTTCACCACCAAAGCTCTTGCAGATGGGCAGTTGGCGAATAGCAAGGGGACGGTCTATACGTGTCCCGCGAGCACGACGGCGTACATCAAGAGCATCACCGTCTACAACTCCAACAGCACGTCGGAGACCGTGACGCTGTGGCTCAACAGGACCGGCACGAGCCGGGTGGTGTTCAAGGCTACGCTGACGACAGGAGATTACGGCGAGGCTCTGGATTCGGTGCTTGTACTGGAGGCTGGTGACATCATCCAGGGCCAGGCTACGACGGCGAGCATGGTGGATTACACGATCTCAGGGGTGGAGGAAACCTGATGCCGCTCTACGACAAGAACGGCAATCTGAAAGCGTCCGGGATCGCTGACAACAGCCTTGTGGCCGCGAAGCTGGCGATGACCGCGACCGACAAGCTGGTTGGACGATTTACGGCGGGGGCCGGGGCGGGCGAGGAGATCGACTGCACCGCTGCCGGCCGAGCGTTGATCGACGATGCTGATGCGACAGCGCAGCGGGTCACGCTCGGGGTTGTCATTGGCACTAATGTTCAGGCTCAGGATGCGGAGTTGTCAGCTATCGCCGGACTCACGTCAGCGGTTAACAAAGGGATTCAGTTTACAGGATCAGGGACTGCGGCGACGTATGATCTCACGGCAGCGGGACTCGCGCTTCTTGACGATGCCACTGCGGCGGCGCAGCGGACGACCCTTGGCCTTGGCGCGGCGGCGCTGCTCGCGGATCCTGTCCCTCTTGCCAACGGCGGGACCGGCACCACGACTGCGGCTTTGGCTGACGATGCCATCGTATTGATCCGTCTCGTATTTGCATTCAATGTCACGTCCGCGCTAGCAGCCGGGTCCAATACTGCCGGATTTATGGGCAGTACGAACACGAATCAGAAGTGGACCGTACCCGCCGGTAAGACTTTCAAGGCGATTACCGCCTTGGGTGTTGCGACTGCGGGTGCTGCGGTAGACACATACACGTTCCAGGTCGGCGTCAAGAAGATCAGTACCGGTATATTCACGTCGTGCGCGAGCAACACCGGCGCTGAAAACACGCAGATCAGAGTGTACGCGGAAGGCACGGAGGCTTCGCCGCTTGCGTCCTACGCAGCGGGCGATGACATCATGGCCGCCATGAAAAACGCGACTGCCGGGAATGCGTTTGCAAATACCGTGCACTGGGCAGAGATCATAGGAGTGCTTGTCTGATGCCGAAGACACTGGCTGAGTTGCAAGCAGGAGGCTGGGAACGGATCGGTTCCGCGACGCGGCGTTTCCAGCACTGGACGGGCGCGGTCCAGGGGGAGTGCGTGGAGATCCTCTGGGATTCCGAGACCGGCCGTTACCGCCGTGTCGGGGACAGTGGCGATCGTATGGACATCGCCCGCCTGGCGGCCACGCTGTGCATGGTCCTGGACGAGTTCCTTCAGGCTGCGCCCGTGGCCCTCATCTCGGCCACACGGAAAGCGGCGCTCAGGCTCGCCCTCCTGGAAGCTCTGGAGGAGGGGCCATGAAACTGACGATGGCGACATGGCAGGACTACGGAGACCTGATGGCGCTCAGGAGACAACAGGGCGAGCACGAGATGAACTGTGAACCGACGCTGCGCCCAGGAAACGAGGCGGTGGGAGAGTTCGACCGGAGCCTCCAGACTGCCGGCTGGCTCAGGGACAAGGACTGCCTGGTCATCCTGGCATGGGACGGCGCAGACGCCGTCGGCTTCATCGCCATCAACGCTGGCGGCATCATGGGACTCGGCCGCGAACTGACGACCAAGATTGACGGGTTCTACGTCCGGCCGGATGCGCGCCCGGAGGGCGTGGCCGGCAAGCTCTACAGGGCAGCCATCAAGGTCGGCAAGGGCCTGGCGGCGATGCACCAGGCCGATGTCTGGACGCAGGCGCTCGTCGTGTGTGGTAACGTCACGATGTCACGACACATGGAGGGGCTGGGCTTCGAGCCCATCGCCACTCTCTACCAGCGGAGGATCGCTCATGGGAGGTGAATCTTCAGCGCAGAAGCGGGCTCGGAAAACGAGTCAGTCTGCCATCACGACCAGCCAGCGGGCAGAGACGGAGTACGCGAACTCGCCGCTGTACCAAGAGCTTTTCCAGCGGGCTCTGGGGCTGGCTCAGGACCCCTACAGTCTCGGTCCTGATGACATCGCCAAGATCAACCAGAACGCGGCTTCCAGGGCGCAGATGGGCTCCAGGAACTTCCTGGACCAGGAGTTCTCCAGGCTGGCTGGTAGCGGCTCTGGGATGCGGTCAGGGGCCAGGAACGCGGTGATGGGCAGGGCGGCCACAGGACTCGGGACGGAGCTTGCCCAGGGATCACGCCAGGCGGAGATCCAGGGGGCGCTCCAGAGCAACGCCGACTTGGTGAACGCCTTCAACCTCATCCAGAGCTTGCTCGGGCAGAGGGCGGGGATGAGCCAGAGTCTCGCAAACACGCAACTAGGCGTCGGGAACACCCTGACGGGCCTAGCCGGGCAGCCGAGCCCACTAGCCCAGGCGTTGGGCGGGGTCGGTCAGCTTGGCGGCAGCCTCCTCGGAGCTGCCGGCATGGCTGGTGGATTCGGGAGCCTGTTCGGCGGTGCTGGCGCTGCTGGAGCGATGCCAGGAGCAGGATTCACCGGCCAAGTGAACACGATGGCAGGGCTGCTCTGCTGGGTGGCCGAGGCGATCTTCGGCAAGGACGCCTGGGAGACCCACGCCGCGCGGTACTGGGTCCGGTTCAAGGCCCCGTCGTGGTTCCGGTGGACGTACCTTGCCATCGGTCGCCCCGTGGCCTGGCTGGTCCGCAGGAGCGCCTTCCTGCGCCGCACCCTTCGACCGTTCTTCGTCCGTCTCGCGCACGCCGGCCAGGAGGCCATGTATGGAGTTTGACCTGAAGGACCATCCGAAAGACTGGCTCTGTGAGCGCGTTGCTCCGTTCGCTCGCAGCATCGGAGTGACGGGAGAGGAGTTGGTCACATTCTGGGAGTTAGTTGCTGCTGGCAGAGTGTATCTCGGCGACGGTGGCTTCATTATACTGCCCAACACCCCGAAGGATTCATGACCATGAGCGACCTCGGAGCCGGCATCGGAGCCTTCGCCAGCGGGTTCTCTTCTGCCATCGCGCCTGGACTCCAGGAGGCTGCCCGGCGGCAGATGATGCAGGAGCAGGAACAGACCCGGCAGCGGGAGCGCAAGGAGGACGTCGCACTCGAAACGACGCGCCACGGCGAGCGCATCAGTCTGTTGAAGGAGGAGCGTGAGGAGGGCCGTCGTGGGCGGCTTGCGCAAGAGGGCATGGACATCGAACGTCTGGCCGAGGCCAAAGCCACGGGGGCTACACAGCGCCGGCTAGCAGAGCTTGGCGAGACGCGCTTGACCAAGGCCGAGGAACGGGCGGCCTCTAGCCAGAAGACAGCCGAAGGTTTCCAGCGACAGAATCTCATGCGCCAGGAAGTCATGGCCGAAGAGGGCGGGCGGCGCGAGACACAGCGTATCGGTATCGAACAAGAGCGGCTGAACCTGGCGCGTCAACAGGCGGAGGATGCCAAGAAGGCCGCAGTTCAAGACCGGCTTGCGAGAACCAAGGAAGCTCTCTTCACATTCGCACTTGGCAGGGCCAAGGATGAAGCCTCGGCGAGAGCCAGCAGTGATCAGTTGGCTCTCCATACCGAACTCCAGCGCATCACGGACGACGATGCGCTCGTACAGAAGTTCATGCTTGACATGGCGAATCCTCAGTACATTCCTATTCTTGAAGGTTTTGGCATGACGCCTGAGCAGGCTATTGACAAGATGCACAAGCTGCGTGCTCGTGGCAACGCTGTGAACGCCGCCACGGGAGGCAAGGAATTGGCCGACCTGTTCCTTGAAGAACCTGATGTCATCGGCAAGGCTCTTGAGGAGCGGCAACTGGAGATCGACGCCATCGACGCCGACTTCGCCAAGGGGACGATCACCGAAGACCAGGCCGAACAGCGTCGCTTGAAGATCATTGCCAGGCCGCTGCCTTCAGTACCAAGCCGTGCTGGGAAGATGGTCAAGATGCTGCGGGATGTCCGCGCTGGTGCTGGAGCACCCAAAGAAGGCGAAAAGACGCCACTCATCAACGTGAAGGAAAGCGCCCGCAAGGAAGCGATGAGTGCCGCAACTGACACATACAAGATGCTGCGTGAGAAAGGCGTCTCACAGCCCATCCTTGATCAGATTGTTGAAGTTGCTGGTGACGATCCTGCGAAGCTGCGCCATTTGCTGTGGAAGATGGAGGAAATCCGTCGCTGGCCCAGAGCAGACCGATACGGCATCCATAACGTCCAAGAGATGGTGGATGCTGGCGTGACCGAACTCAGAGGATGGTTGAAGTGATGCCAGACCCGAACCCCTACGGCTACGGTGATCCTCCTGGCAGCCCTGGCGGTCCTGTTCCACAGCCTCCGCCCACGGTCCCGCCGCTCCATCCCCTCGCCCAGAGCCTCTTCAGCTTGCCAGCCGCCGACCTCGCGCCCACCCTCAACCGCCAGTGGGACTTCCCGGCACTCAGGCAGACGACACCCCCAGGACTCAGCTTCGGCCAGATCCTCCAACCTCAGCAGAATCCGCAGACCCAGTACGATCCGCGTGTGGTGCAGGAGACAGCAAACTCTCCCTGGTTCATGCTCCTTCAGCAGCTTTTGAACAACCAAAACACCGGCCGCTTCTCCAGGAGACTCCAGAACCCGGCGATCCAGGTCATAGCGCAGATGCTTGCCGCCAAGGGAGGACAGGCGTAGTCGATGCCGGATCCGCTCCCACTCTTCGCTCCGAGCGGCCTCCTCCGGCCGTCCTTCAACCTGCCGGCACTCCCTAGCTTCGGTGGCACGCCTACCGATATCTCGGCGTACATGCCCCAGCTCCCGCAGATCGTGAGGGCCTACCAGGATCAGGAAGCGCAGAAGCCGTGGTGGGTCGAGCCGCTGGAGTTCTTCGACGAGCTTCTTTTCGGCCAGATGGTCAAAGGCTTCTTGGCCGGCACGGGCGAAACTGGCGCGGGAGACAACCTCTGGGAAGGGTTCCGGAAGAACCCGATCTTCCAGGTGATCGACATGCTCCTGCCAGGGCAGCCGTTCACTGGGAGAGACGTGCGGTTCACGGATGTGCGTGAGAGCCTCGGCTGGAGCTTCGGGCAAAAGAACGTGAACGAGGGAGTCGCCAACTTCTTCATCAACCTCGCGGGCGAGATCATTCTGGACCCGTCGAGCTTCTGGAACCCGTACGGGAAGATCAGTGGGACAGCGATCGGCCTCAGAAGGGGCGGGCAGGCAGCAGCTCGGGCCGCGAAGCCGATGCTTCAGTGGGACCAGATGTTCAAGGAGATTGCCAAGGCAGAAGGGCACACTGCTGATGCCACGATGCGCTTCCTGAAGCTTGACATGGGCGCTCTCGTGAAGCAGACGGAGACGGCCCGTCGCGCACTGTTCGTCTGGAACATCCCCATCATCGGCCAACAGTATGTGTGGCAGCCGTTCAAGGCGATGGACATCAACATCGCCAAGGCGCTGGAGGGCGTCGCGGAGTTCCTGAACACGAATCCAGTCACCCGCCCTGTGCTCGCAGCTACCCAGAAGATGGCCGTTGGCATCAAGGGAGCTGCCACCAGAGCCTTCGTCCGGGATGCCATCACGGAAGGCGGCGTGGGAGCGCGCATCCAGAACCAGGCGTACTGGGAGCGCGTGATGGCGATCCAGCACGATCATCCCGACATCCTCCGCAACCCTGACGGGGCCAGGGGGGTCATGCTGTCGATGGAGTGGGGCCTGAACGAGCGGGAGTTGGACGACCTGGGGGCGCTCTCCGAAATCTTCACGAATGAGAGCCGCGAAGTCCGGCAGGCGCAGAGCCGATTCGAGAGGTTGACCAAGGAGAGCCCAGAGTTCGCGCAGCTTGTGGAACAGGCCAGGACATCGGCTGACCCTCTCATCGGTCAACAGGCGGCCTTCCGCCTCTACGATGAGTTCCCGAACGTCGCCATTCCGAAGGACATCCGGGAGGCATGGAATCTGCCAGCGCGGGCGGGGCTGGAGTTGAAGCGCCCCATCCAGGTAGCGGTCCAGGAACGCAACATCCTGGACGTGATGCAACCTCCGGGAGTCCCGGAGACCTTGCCTTCAGCCGCGCCTCTTGGTCCGACTCCTGGCCAGGAGGCGCGTGCTGGCCTTGAGGGTGAAGTGGCAGGCATGAGCGCCGCCCAGATCGAGGCTGCCCAGGCTGAGCACATCGGCGTGTTCCAGCGCATCCACGCTGCCGGCAAGCAGCAGGACGTCGCCGCCGTCACTGCTGAGTTCCAGTCCATCCTCAAGGGCATGTGGGACTCCGAGCACCTGGCCGGTTTCATCAACAGCTTCACGGAACTGTACTTTCCGCGCATCGTGAACCCCGAGGTGCGGAAAGGCATCGAGGAGAAGCTGTTGTCCTCGGTGGAGCATGGATTCAACAAGCAAGCCCGGGCCTACGTCGCGGCGTTCATGAAGAAGCGTGGCGGATTCGACCAGCTTGACACGTACACCGTGAACAGCATCGCCTGGGAATTGGGGACCAAGTACACGGAGTGGAAGCCGATCAAGGATGCCTTCCGGCGGGATCCTGTCGAGGGGATCCATCGTGTGCTGGCCCGGTGGTTCGATCCCGTCAGGGCTGATGTCGAACGCTTGGCTCCCGAGGCGCTGCACATGTTCGACACGCAGCCTTTCTCTGCCGTGTGGCGGCGGCTGGAGGACTCGACCAAGACCTTTGACAGCAACCTCATCAACAAGAACCTCCTGGATCCAAATGGGCCTATTGCTCTGGCTCGCACCAGAGGATCGGCCTACTATGAGACGGTCAGCAATCTGACGCAGAGGGAAGGCCATCCGGTCGTGGCCTTGGCTATGAAAGAACGCGGCACGACGGCCACGACCTTCCGCACGCCAGAGCCCGCGACGCTGCTCGACCTCTCCACGCGGAACAACCAGAAGGCCCGCTTCTGGCTAGCGAAGGACCAGCTGGAGGAGCAGGCGCACCAGCTCTTGGGGGAGGGGAAGAGGGAATTTGGGGACCTTCTGGACGAGTGGGACGGCGCGCTCGGCCTGACTCACAAGGGCGACCTCGCCGTGAAGGACACGGACACTTGGGCCGTAGCAGCCATGAAGAGGCATCTTCAGGCGCAGAAAGACTGGTGGGCACGGGCCCAACGGGAAAAAGGGGCGGTACGTCAACTTAGTGCGCTTATACACGGCAAGCCCGGCACGCAGCTTGACGCAGAAGACCTCGATGCTTTCCTTGGTCTTTGGGAAGCGGCTGCTATAGAACGTGTTCCGGAATCATCTGCACTGACGGCGATCAAGTCTCAATCTGTCCCAGGGCCCACAACAGCAGTTGGCGGCACGGAATCGTCAATGGATCTGGCTGCCGCCGTCCTTGCACGCAAGCGTTGGGTGGAAGAGGCTCGTAGGTCATTGGAGTGGGAGATTAGTCTTTTCGGGCCCCATAGCCAGCGTACCAAGGATGCAGCGGCACGGCTGCGTTTGGAGGAAGAAGGACTGGCAAGGATGGAAGCAGTGGGAGGCCTAGCCACAGAGGGCACCGTTATAACTCCTGTTACACCAGCGCCACAGGCCGCGGTACCGTCACGCAAAGTCGTGGCACCACGCGGCTGGGAATCCTTCCGCCAATACGCTCGATGGTTGCGTAATGATGACTTAGAGGCTTTGCGCCACAGCAAACTCCGTATCCAGGAACTGAAGGACGTGATCCGGGCGCAGCAAGGCGAGATCCGCGGGATGCGGGACGAGTACCTTGCCGGCATCAAGGCTGGCTCCAAGGACAAGCAGCAGATGCTCCGGGAGATCGTCGGGCGGAAGCTGTCTCCTGAGCAGACCAGGGAAGCTCTCATCCTCCACCGCTGGCAGCATCGGGATGGCGTCCTGCCGCTGACGGAACTCCAGCAGACGGACCCTGCCCTCTTCGAGAAGATCATCAAGAACGATCCCGAACTAGTCTACGTCAGGAAGGACCACTACGACGCGATCTGGGGGCCGAACGGGACTCTGAGCAACATGCGCCGGCCGGACAAGCTCGGGGAGAACTGGCTGATCAAGCACTGGGACCAGAACACGTCCTGGTGGAAGGCGTGGACGCTGATGCCGGCGGTCTTCCTCCAGCGGTGGATGCGGGACTGGATGACAAATGAAGTCATGCAGATCGCAGAGGGTGGTTTCAATGCAGTGCAGCTCGGCAGTGGATTCAAGGATTCATACAAGTTTTCTCACGCGATACAAAGAGCCTTGAACGGCGACTATTCGTTGCTTCCTACCACTTCGACAAGGCGCGCTTCTGATGGCATGGAATTGACGGCACGTCAGGTCTTCGACAAGCTCCAGCCGCGCGGGCTCGTGGGATCGCCTCTGGTGAGAGACGAGATGTTCCTGGGGACTCAGGAAGCTCTTAGGCTCCAGGGCGTGGCCCCCTCAGAAGGAGGCTTCAAGCACTGGCTCGCTGGCATCCTGCCGCCGATCATGGGCGGCAACAAGTTCGGCAAGGCCACCGACAACGCTCTGATCCAGGGCGGCTACAAGATGGCTGTCTTCGGAGACAACCACTCCAAGCTCTCGGGCTTCCTGGGCCGATGGCACGGCGGCATGGACATCGACGAGGCGGTCCAGCGGACGGCGGCCGTGGCCTACGATCCCATGCGGACGCTCACGACGTTCGAGCGCCACACGCTCCGCCGCCTGATCCCCTTCTACGCCTGGCAGAAGTTCGCCATCTCCACGACGCTGAAGCAGTATTTCACCAAGCCCGGCGTGGTGACGTGGTGGAACAAGATGCACGACTCCCTGACGAAAGCCCAGGGACTCGACCCGGCGAACATTGAGACCATCCTGCCGGAGTTCTTGCAGGACAACCTCGGCATCCCAGTGGCGCAAAGCCCCGAGGGGCCGAAGTACATGGTGCTCGGGAACTACCTGCCGCTCGGGGAAGTCACCCGGATAGCCCAGGCGCTTCAGGACACCGTGAGCGGCGATCCGAAGGAAGGGAACATCTTCACCTACTGGATGGAGCGGTTCGATCCCTTCGCCAAGCAGGCCATCGAGCAGGTCTTCAACAAGAACTTCTACACCCAGGGGCAGCTGGTGAACATCCCTGGGGAGCATGACGAGATGTTCGGCATCACGATGCCGAAGCGTGTGACTCATGCGGTCAGGGCTCTGGTCCGGGGCTTCAACGAACTGGACCGGCTGAACATCGTGAGCTTCCAGGACTTCAAGGAGTTGCGGGTGGCGCTGGGGAACGCCGCCCCACGCGGACAGGCGCTCGGCTCCAGGAAGGAACTGCCCTGGTGGGAACGGCTCATCTCTGGCGCTTTCGGCGTCACCCCGAGGGCGTACCTTGTGGACGTGCAGGAGCAGACGCGGCACAAGAAGCAGCAGCAGGAGTTCGAGTTGAACCGCTTGAAGGGCCTGCTCCGGAAGCGGGTGGAGGACGACGGCAAGCCGGCCAAGCAGGCTGACATCGGGACGATCCAGGAGTTGATCGCGGAGCAGCTAGCGAAGCAGGCGCGGCGGGAACAAGTGGAGCGGGATTACCGAGTGCCGCTCCTGAGACGATAACATGGCGGTAGTGAAGCGAAGCCCAAGCGAGGAACCCGGAGGATGAATGACATCGGAAGCAAATCTGGAGAAGCGAACGATGGTCCTTGAGCAGACGGTAGCGGTCCTGTCGGAGCGCTGGTCGATGGTCTCAGGACAGGTCGCCGAGGTCCGGTCCGACGTGTCGGCGCTTCGGGAGGAGCTGGTGAACTTGCGGCTGAGCATGAAGTCAGTCACGACTAGGCTGGCGTTGCTGGCAACGCTAGGCATCCCGCTCCTCAACGTGGGGCTGTGGCTCTTGACGAGGCACTTCGTCCCGTGAAGAACAATACCACCGACGCCATCCAGATCGGGG